CTTCAGAACTTGGAGTAATTTCCCCGACGAGATCAAAACCTGTAGCTTCTGTGAGTTCGTGATCGATATGAACAGCCTGCCCACGACCATTGTCTATGGTAATCGGGACCCTGACAACTTTACCGTCATCGACGAGCATCTCTGATTCACTGGCTATCAGGCCAGTGGTGGTATTTTTCTTGAATTCATATATCGGTTGTCCGGTTATTCCGGCACTGCTGATCAGATATCGTTCCGGGCATTCAAATCTTGCTATAATATGATTCAGTAGCATTGAATCTCCATAGGAATTGGTTCCCATAGAAGGAATACCGGTTAATCCTATTTCTCCGGCTTTTTCTATTCCAAATATGATTCCTTCTTCGGCAGACGGCACACCGGCAGGGCCGGTTTCTTCAGTTGCATTGATAAATTCAATATAAGGTATATCGATAATCGATCTCCTTTTGTTCTTCGCATATGTTGACGACGTTGCGAACTTAAATATATCATTATTATATTTCTTTTCGCTATCGTTTTTGAGTGTTTCACTTATATACTTCAGGTTATCGGAAATATAGCTTGAAGTAAGTCTATCCAGAATATCATCTACCATTCTTCTGACATCGATGATACCTGGTTCTCTGGTTGTTTTTAGACCTGGGTTTCGCTTGATTGATCTTGATCTACGTGCCCACCATCGATATGTTGTATACAGAGTTCCACCGTCTGGAGAAGTCTGACTTATCTCATCTTTAAGGACAAATCTTTCAAATATCTTTATAGCAATATCATCAGAACCCTGTCTGTAATTACCAGCAACAATAGAAAGATCATAATTAAAATAGTTAGAATTCTGGTTCACGAGTTCATTGACTATTACATCATAGCGTAGAGATGCATCTCGCATAATTGCTGCTATCTCTTCCGGCGATACCTGTTGTTCGATCAGTCGAGATTCTATTCTTGTCGCAAAACGGCTCTTACGATTGTTGATGATTGAGTCTATATCATCTTTACTATCAACTTTAGCGAGCATATCTCTGAGTTGATTTATAAGTCGTCCCAGATAATCTGTTTCTTTATAATGAACAGTAAGAGTCCCCTGAACAAGAAAGTTACCTTCCAGGGTCATATCAGTATACATTTCATTCCAACCCCATACCGGAGATTTGGAATTCGCCATTTCATAGTTTATAGCTACAAGATCTTCAACCCATATAGGTCCAATAAAGAGAGATACCTGTGAGCCAGTATAGTAATTAGTCTCATATTGACTGGTTGAGGAGTTGGTAATTGCCTCGACTACGGCGCCTGGAGTTTGTTTTGTATCTATTGTTCCCATATTTAACTCACATTGTTATATCTAAAAACATAGGTAGCTGCTACGCCAATACGCAGGTTATTAATGGCGCGCCTTATTCTGTCATAATTAACTTTCCTGGTTATCTTCAGTGTTTCGACATCGGTGGTTTGATCTATTGTAGAATTATCACTTTTTGATATAGCCAGAAGCTTTTTATAGTTTTCTTTGTTTATCAGAGATATATCTTCTGGATATAACTGATCAACAGCTGTTTCTCCGGCAATACCTCGAAGATACTCAGAATAAGTAGATATGTTTTCTATCCATTTCGGATCTTCATCTGTAGTATCTTTTCTGGAGAGTTCGTGTAATGATACGGGATAGAATTCAACATCTTCAGCGTCTTTGCGTCCGCTGTATCGCATACCATAAACAAGATGTTTTATCGGGCTTAACCTGTTAAGTTCAACAAATTCTTTACTATACTGGTGTGATTCAATTGTTCCATCTGGTGTTTCTTTAAACCATTCGGGTTCGTTAAATATATAGGTTGATGTAGAAATTGCATATGCCGTGGTATTTCCGGTTAAACGAGGGAAAGATCCTCTGTATTTATCAATAAATGCTTTGATAGTATCTAAACACGTTTCTAACTTACATGAATTAGAAAGATTTAGCCACCCTGGTTTAGATACGAACATAGTGTTTCTATTGTCAGGGGAAATAAATGATACAGTAGTAGAATACGTAGATATATGATTCAGTCTAACTCTTTCATTCTTAAGAGTATTCGTGAAAGCATCGTCTGTTGGAGTGATAGAGCGAAGTGGAATTACAATCACATCAGTATTACCACTTTCTATTTCTTTATCTGTAATATTGCTGCTTTTATATCCTATTAGTTCAAGAGTAGTCACAAAGGGAATATTGCTTTCTACCGAGCCATCAATTCTTTTGATGAATGAATTTGAGTTCAGCAAATCAACAGGATTACTGTGTCTTTTCAATGTTTCTATTGTTACGCTGGCTGATGTATACTGTCCACCGTATATTTTAATCATACCGAGGATTGTGTCTATAATACCAAGTCTACGATCTACTTCTGGGTATGGCGTTATTAAGTTTGCTCCGCTATTCCATCTGGACCAGTTATTTCTTTCAGTTATAACAACTCGATATGAATAGTTTTCTGTTTCGTATATTTGACCATTATTTAAGAGATGAAAAGTTTCTGTATCGTTAACACTTTCACTACAAATAACGTAGATATCGATAATAGGTTTTGGTGGGTGTTTTGCGCCGACTATTGATAAATTGTCTGTTATTGTATCTGATACTTTCTTCGAATAATAAAGATGGCCATCGAAAACAGAAAATGCCATATTGCTTCCGTTCCACTCATCGGAAACTAATTTGGAATCTACAAGTTGGCCGGGTTCATTTACTGTATCATGTGGTATCAGGAATAATGCTTTATTAGTAAATTGCTTTCTGTGAAGTTGGTTATTGCGATATAGTGAATCAATATCGTTATTTGTGTAATCCATAGGTAACAGGAAGAATGGATAATGCCACCACCGATGCGGAATCAGTTGTTCGGCTTTGAAAGGTGAGATATGAAATTGATTATACTGTGTAGGGCTTATCTTCGATAGATAATTATACAGACCTCTATACATACTGACTAATTTACGGAGATACATAATACTATCTTTATCGTTAGTGGCCGTATTCATGCCTCTGTTTGTGTAAATATCTATGACTGGCTGGCCGTAGCTAACTCCAATCTGAACCATATCCGGGGTTCTGAATATTGTTGCTTTTGTTGAAGAAATATCAAGCATCGAAAGGTCGGTGAGGACTTCATCCGGGTTTTCAATAGCCGGATCAATAAACCCTTCGGATCTCAAATATTTGTTTCTTACCTTTCTGTACAGAAGGAGTAACTTTATTGCTGCAACTGTTTTGATTAGTTCAATACCCGATAATTCTTCAGCTGGATATTTAATAGGACGAAAGAATCCGGAACGATTCAGATGTCCTGTGGTTATTTCTGAACCGGTAGAAAATGGTGGTCTGATATTTAGAATGGAATCTTCTGGCATATCATCCAGTTGATATCCATTCAGAAAGTTATAAAGATTTAATGCTGTTTCTTTTTCGCTACGGAAGCTTGATAATAGACCATCAACATCAGGATTATAAAAAGGTAGATCATGGTTGATATCTCCACTCGCAAAGTAAGTTCTCATTTTCCAGTCTTTTGTTACTGGAGATAGAAATAAGTGTTCCTCCTTGTTTACAAAAGTTCTACTATATGGTATTTCGATCGGCGCATTAAAATTGTCAATTGAAATAGCTTTCTGAGATATAATATATCCAGATGGTTTGTCTTTCTTTCCATTAGCCAGATCGACATCTATTAACATGACCGATCTGTCCAGTATCGGACTCCCGATGCTCCGATTTAAAGATAGAAAAGAACCGAATATCCGTCCACTCAATACTGGCAGATGAAGTAGAATATTATCGGGTTGTAGTTTACGACGACGTAGTTTTATCTTTGTAAGTCCGTTTACATCGTTTCCAAGAGTGTCTACCCATCCTGCCATTCTAAGTTCTCCACGTTTCGTTTAATTCCTGTCGCGCACAATAGAAACACAAATAGTCCATAAAAGAAAACATAGCACGAACTAACTTTTCAAAATCAGTGGTGTTTTTCTCTGCAAGAGCCGTTGTCTGTTCTGAAGTAATCCAGACATATCCAATATTACATCTATAGTCTTCTGTAGTATCATTGTCAGGACTTCTACTTGCATGGAATTTAGAACTCGAATGTAACTGTATTCCTTCAGCGGTAGCACCTTTACCAAACAGTTCTATATTTTCATCTTCCAGTATACCCAACAGTTCCATCATTCCGTAGCTTTTTTGATATTTATTACGCCCTTCTTTGTACATATGAGTTTTGGTGATTGGAGAATCTGCAGTTGCCCAGATAAAGGCTTTTTCCTTGAATTTCATCTTCTTAATCTCGGTCCTTATCTTTGTATCTATTCCTCTCTCCATTATCGTATCTGTAAACCACTGGCGAGTGTAAGTAAATGTATTGTTCTGGATTTTCTTTATGTCATCCGAAGGGATATACTGAATCATGAGACTGTAAAGTCCATCAAATCCGGTTGCTATTCTATCTGGATTACCATCTTCGAAATTCCAGGTAAGTATTGATTCGAGTCTTGTTGCTTCTTTAATATATTCTCTGGCCGCATCTACAAACTCCTCTTCGAGACCAGCATCATTGAGAAATTGAGCGGGATACGCTATAGCTGCTGAAGAAGATATATTATATTGTTTGTTTATTAAACTAGCCGCCAGTCTATGTACGCCATAATTTTCCTTCAGAAAAGAGGATAATTTAGCGGCCTTGCCAGTGAAAAGGGTTTCACATATAGTCCGTAATGGTATTGTTCTAAATATCTCTTTCCATTCTTTCAGGAATAATGAATTACGAATATTCGAGTTATTGATATTTCGAAAATCCAGTTCGGAATCTGGTTTCAGCAAATAATATGATACTTTTAATTCATGTAAACTTACTATTGAAAGGATACCATTTTCAATATTTTCACCCTCTGGAAAACCATCGTTAAGTATAGCACTGGTTCCTGGTCCCTGTTGTGTTATGATATTAGGTTGAGCGGTATTCTTTCCAAAGAGATTATTAAATCCTATACCTAGTTCGATTGCTGCGTCGATAATACGATCATCCGGTTGCCCGGAGATGTAATTATCCATTATATCAGCAGAACCATATTGTAACATTATTGTGATAAACTTGTCGAGGGTAAAATTGTTGATAAGATCGGCATATTGATTGTTTTGCAGTGCATTAAATAAATCATCGAATATATTGTTTCTTCTTATTGCGCCATCAAGGTATTTATTTATAGATTGAATCATTATCGAACGATACGGCCGGTCTTCATTCATGTTTAATTCTTTGAGTATCTTTTCGACGATTCTCTTACTTATTTCTTCTTTGATTGCATTATTTATATCAGTTTGATTGAGAGCTGCAAGGATTATTCCTTCAATTTCGTCTATTCTAGCCGCATCTCCTATGTACGATAGCATCTGCTGAATGTCATTTTCGTTAGTTGAGTTAACAGTATCTACGGTCGCAGCAATGAACAGGCCTTCTGGAGATAACTCCATCAGCCGTCTTGCGAAGAAGATACTTTTAAAGCCTGAAAGAATTATAACTACAGGTTGTCTTGTATCTTTATCTTCAATACAGTCACCAATAAAGACATTTGATTTCATTATTGCAGCGAGTTCTTCTGGAGTAATTACTGTTCCATCTGATAATGTCAATGTCGGATATACTGTTGAATTTTCATAGTCGAAACGATTCTGGAATACACCACCAAGAAATATAGCTTGCGAGTATCTAAGGTTTTGAATAGTAGAACTCGTTAGAGTTCCAAACTCAATTTCTGTTGTGCTTTTATCTGACTCAAGAAGTTTGTGATAGAAAGTTCGAATATTGTCTCTATCAACTACCAATCCTATATTTCTGGTTACTGGTTGTCTTGACAGGATATACGCAGTTCTGTATGATTCTGGTGTTTCAGTTTCGTTCAGACCGGAAACGTATTTACACGGTAAGGAAATATCAGGAAATCTAAAATTATCAGGATCTATTTCAAAGCCAACAAGTGCGTGTCTATCCAGTGAGGGACGGACGCGGTCAATGGGTTCTTTAGTTTCATTTGTAGACAAATTTCTTGTTCTTTTAGCTGGAGCATTCGGCTGAGCCATGTCATTCTTCATTCTGGCGATAATGCCAGAGAGGTAGTTATCGACAATCGACAATAAATAATTCTTGAGTCTTTCGTCTTCAGCAAAACCCTGTTCCTCAAGAATACCGGTAGCAATAGCTCGGTTTGATACTTCATCTGTAGTTTCCTCATCGTTCAGAACGTTAGAGAGAACGATAAGGCCATAAATATATCTATTATACTGTAAGAAAGGATTGAGATCGTCTGCCTTTGAAGGCAGGTTATCCTGAAAGTTCTGTCCTCCTCCGCCGGGCAGAAATCTCAGAAGATTGTCTTTCGTAAAACCAGAACCAGAATATATATACGGGGCGGTCGATACCGAACCAAATGAATAAAAATGAGAATCAAGCTGTTCTGCAATTGCTCTTGTTACGATATTCAGGATCGTTTCCGGATAGTTCTTTAAAAGTTCGTTAAGGTCTTTTTCATCTTTAGGTTTATATATTCTTTCCCAGACTTCCTTAAATACGTTCAGAATACTTCGTATAATTGCTTTCTTAGTATCGGCTTTAATTGAGGACCAGTTAGCATTGCCGCGTTTTACAATATAAATAGCCCGGTCGTCTGGTTGTGATATTGATTTGAGATCAGCAATACCGTTTCTAATTTCGAAAGTGAATTCTCCAGAATACAGAATATCATTAACATCATCTGTTAAACCACTATTAGTGGGAGCTATTGCTTTTTTAGTGGGAAATGGTTGTCCGTTCTTAAATAAAATTGCAAAAATTGGAACAATTTTGGGAGGACTTAGAGCCTGTTTTATTATCTTCAATAGTTGATCACCACTCATTATCGAACTCTGCAGTTCCGGCATTGGTGGCTTCTTATATTGTGTTTTATCGAGCGCCAGTTCTGGCTTAATAATATCAACTTCGGTAGTATAAGGCGGGAATAATAATGGAACTGTGCGATGATCTCCTGGTTCTATTTCGCGATAAATTATACGCTCCCCGGTAAAGGGGAGCATGAGTTTTAACATTTCCAGGTTTTTCTTGTTACGTGTAATGGCAACTTCAGGGTGAAGTAACACCGAGGATCTCACGATGACTTCGTCGGCACCTATCTTGAACAATATATTCAGTGGTTCACCTGTTCTAAGATTTGGTGAAGATAAGGTATTCAGTTGAGTTAATAATTCATGAAATCCACGATATGCCATAAACTGTATCCAGAGTTAATTTCTTAGAATTCAACATAGATAACGATCGGGCCTTTACAGTATTTCTTCATGAATTCTTTACTGTATTGTACGTCATGACCATCAGTATCTTTGTATTCTGTGAGCGCGTTACCATATGGGTCTTCGACGATGTAGTTGTCTTGTGTCATACCGATGATTGGAACAATGTGCCCGTTTGTTGGCGGAAACTTGCCTGTTGTCAGAATAAAGCTTCCATTCATCAATGGATTATCTACAACTTCTTCCCATGTTTTGTTGACCACGGTTTTCTTTCCTGTTTTAGCAGACCACAAACCACTACCATCGTACATTATTACATCTTTGAATGCAACGCCAGCGTTGATAAGACGTTCGTAGATAGCATTCTGATGCACGATAAACCATTGTCCGCTTCTACCAGTTAGCCATGGGAATTTCATAATAAGTCGTTCAGCTATACCTTTTTTACCTACAAGAACTTCTGTATCATCCACATATTCTAGTTCATATTCCTGAACTTTATCCTGCGGTATTTTAATCAAGGTTGAAAGCGCAACTACTGCTGATGCATAAAAACATTGAGCCCAGCTTGGTAGTTTACCGCCCCAATCATAATTATCTCGTTGTGTGTTTCTGACGTGTTCCAGATACACGATTGGAGTTTGTTTTACTGTAGACATTTTCGAATCCTCACTAAGTCACGGCTTATTAAACCATAATTCTTTTCCATTATCATCTGACAAAGAATTATGTGGTTTATTAAGATCGCAACTCAGTAAGGCAGTCAAGTACTTAAATTGATCCCTGATATGTGGTTCGAAGAGTGATCTGTCCGGAGGTTACGGGGGTAGCTCCGCTGTTATTTATAAGTTGTATCGTTATTCTACCATCATTTGAGAAAGTATGGTTTAGAATAAATTGTAGAACAAAGTCTGCAATAAAGTGATATCCTGGTATTGTAACATTCTCTACAGTGGTTGTTCCATCATATACTTTCAAAACAACAGTCGCGTCGTTGGCCGCTGTAAAAGGTATGAAAGTTTCAACGGATATATCTCTGACCAGATATCCAGCAGGTATTATTACCACATCACTTTCAGTGAGGATATTATTCCAGACTATATCGATAGACTTAAAACGAGCACTTGGTCCGAGTATTTCTACAAGTTGCCCGTTAATACGATAATACATTACTCCGTTCAGTAGATTACCGAGTCGCAGACCGGGACCATTTGGAATTACGATGATGCCGTCATTAGATGCAATCTTTACCCACTTACCATTGTTGTATATTACAATGTCATTGACAGCCACAAAAGGTATTCCAGTTGGATCCGACACTATTCCAACAAGACCTTGAGTCCCCGGTGTTGATTGATTAACCAGTACTGTTGGTATATACATTCCGATCCCGAAACCATTTGAGATCGTTCTGATATCTGCTCCGAATGTTTTGAGTCCGGTTATTATTTCGTCAAGATAGCCAGATTTTCTAACAAAATCAGTTTCTACTTCTTCTCGGTTTGTAGCTCTTTTTCTATTTCGCAGACGTTCTTGCGTGGTGAGACCGGTAATTTCTGATGTAAATCCACCAGATGGGGCAATCTGTATTGATGCCAGAGTATCATTGTACTTCAGGGCAATAAGATCATCATCATTTACTGTTTCTGCTCCAATACGGGTAGATGATGGGTTTAATCGCCCGCCAGGAGACCGAAAGCCAGATCCATACTTACCAAGACGAAGTCTGTCCGATATAGTAGTAAGGTTATGAGAATGTATTTCGTGCATAATGACGATCCTGGGTCAAAAGAGAGGCCATATATACATATGGCCTCTCCTGGTTCAATATTTACGGCTGTCCTCTTACTTCAGCTCTTTGTTGATTTGTGTACGTTGTCCACAGACCATTAGCGCTGTTCGATTCTATGAGCGACGTTACGCCACCATAGATAGATTCTTTCTGGACACCATTATTGAGTGAATACCATGGTAGGCGATAAATGGCGATATATGTCATTTGCTGTTCGTTTGTGATATCATCCATCGAAATACCACCACCTTCGTTAATAATTTCAACACCAACAACTCCAGAAGCCGAAGCATGGCCGTACTCGTTCTGAGCAATGAGTGTAACGTCAAAAGGCATAACCTGGTCAGCATACATAGCTGCCCGGCGAACAGTTCGAGCTCCGACCATTCGGTTCTGTGCGATAGGTGAATTTGTGGTTCCACCTCGAAGAGCAACCGGTACACCTGCAACCGGAGGCCCCTGGGTCGTATCGACATAGCTGAAAGTTCCGTCTGGATTTCGTCCGAGACCAGAGAGCTGACCGCCCTGGGTTACTGCGGCGTTATCTGAACCGCTGAATTGTTCATAGAACATACCAGCGTATTCAGCAACATTGATGGGGTTAGTCAACCAGTTGATCTCATCAGCATGCGCATAGTAATAGTGGTTTTCGTCGAGATACAGACTGTAGAAGGCATCACGATCAAATAGTGTAAACATCAGAGATCCAGCACAACCACGTTTACCTCTGGAGATAGATCGTGGGTTTGCCGAACCGAATGTATAAACGGGGGCTTTCTCTCTGGTTACAGAGATAGCGATACCAGCAAGCGTTGCCAGTTCGATATTATCGAAAATGGCACTAACATCTACGCCAGAGTAAGTCGTATATGTTTTCGTGAAAATTGAACCTAAACTCATTGTATTTTCTCCTCAAGGGTATTCAGATGCCCGGATAACTGGAGTTATCCGGGCGGTTATTCACGCAAGACTGATCCGAGTTTCGATATCTACACGACGGATTTCAACACTCGTAATTGCAGTCAGTTTGATCCTTGTACTACCAGTGATTGCGCCATTTGGTACATCCACAATGGCCACTTCAATCTGGCTGAATACAGAAGGAACAAGATAGTTCAGGTTCTTCTGAATCTTATTCTTCATCGCTATGAGGTTACCCTCCGATCGACGAAGACCGATAAATCTCTCCGCGGTTGCTCTTGCTATCTCAACCATAGCAATAGTAGCTGTAAGAACAAACTGACGCTGGAACATTGAACCTGTCATACCGAGAGTTGGTGCATCGGCAATAATCCTGTTGTTACGACTGTCAACAGTCATAAAAGTCCATCCACGCTGGTTGATATTGCCAATGATCTCAGCATTGAAAGGACGCACTGCCAGATCGAGAACAGCCGGAGGAAGAGGCATATTGATCATGCTCCTTTCAATCGGAAGTTCCTGGCGCATTGCGGTAGTCACTGCAGCCGGATTACCAATGTATCTTGTGGAACCGTTAACCTTTGGAATAAGAAACACCGGTGCACCAGCAGGAGCACAAAGTCGGAATGAGCCCGGACCTTTGGCGCCTTCAATCATATTTGCAGGACGACCCGGAACAGAATCATCAAGGGTAATGAGAGAATCAAGCCACCGATTGATCGCCTCTGGAGTTGTTTCTGACGGCGGTCTAACCGGAAGATCCATGATGCACTCTTTAACCAGATTCGAGCGACGACTGAGTTTAGCAATAAGATCAGGCGCCCAGTTGACTGGAATTAGCGTCTCTTCTCCTGTTTCATCATCGAAACCTACTTCTACATCGTCAATATATGCGCCGGCAACGAATATCTGACGGAATGGATAGAGTTCGAGAAGAGACATCGCCTCGAGCACGAGCTCTTTGTACCTCATTTTGCTGATCAGACGTCCATCGTCTCCACCAGAGAAACCGGTCGGCTGCACAACTGTAGCTCCGCTGGGTCTTTGTAGAATTGCACCAGACGAGGCGGGAAGTTCCGGAAGGTGGGTATATGTTACCAGAACAGTAGAACCCACAGGTGGACGATTTTCGGGATTCACAAACTGGATGACGATATTTTCCCTATCAAGCAGGTTGATATCGGAAGGCATGAATACTTTTCTCGTTCGATATACCGCAGTAACTTCTACAGTCGTTGCAGCACCGAAGATGATTTCATAACCTTTGATGAAATACGAGAATTCGTTTCCAGAATCGAGACCTGAACGGGTTTCAGACTCGACATACACAGCTCCATAGTGAAGATCAATCGTATATTCATCACCCATCAGGAACTGGGTATTACCTGTCCAGTTTGACAGCGTAATTGTAATCTGCCCATCGGCATCAATAGTCCAGATGGGTTGATTATTTGTGTTTACTTTCGGGACTTCTGTTTTGGTAGATGAGCCAGCTCTTCGGACAAAGAGACGAGCATTATTGTAATACTCACTCGAAGGATCGGTGGTGAAAAGGGTTGAAAGGTTTCGATCCCATTTCATTGACGCGGATACAATAGAAAGCCCGCCGACATAAGTATCCCCACCTACCAGGGACGCATCGACTCGTAGAACAAGTTCATTCTTATTGTGTCGTACGAACCGATCAATGGTTCTGGTGGTTGCGTCAGTATCCTTAATTGGACGATTCGTAAGGCGATATGATGTCACACCGAAAGGAATTGTTTCAGAGTTATTGTTAACTATCTGGGCAATTTGCTCAATCGTTTCGAGTTTATCACCTTTCGAATCATTACCACTCGAATCAATCTCGATATAGCGGATTCCATTGCTATTTTCCATTACCGTAACCGGGATATCCGTTCTACGAATAACCGGATAACGCGTGATATACATTTTAGACCAGTTCGGGTCATTATTCAGAGCATTAGCTACTTCTCGAACATTACGAAGAGCATTCGGGATTCTACCGAACGGATCAAGTGCGAAGGTTCTGCTGGTTCCATCCGGAAGAAAATAGGTCAGAGTATACGGGATACCTTGATTGTCTTTTACAACTACCCGTCCTGCGTTTGGTTCACTTCCCGGTTCACGCGCTTCGTGAATGAGCGAATAAGTCAGACTATCAGTGATTGGATCTCTCTGATACGCATAGTCTCCAGAGGCAATACGATCTATTTCAAACTGTCCGGTGCCGGTATAAGATGCCTGTGATTCGTATTGTTTGAGTGTGGCAACACGAGCATCACCAACGCGACAGCCATAAGCAAGAAGACCGTTAGTTGTGCATCGAGATATTTCGTAGTAGGCTCTTGGTAGATTCGTATCAAACGATGCATCTCTCGGAACTGTTCCGAATATACTTTCAATCGTATCGTCTTGCAGTAAGACAAGCTGATTAATATCACCTTTACGGGCTGTTCCAAAGATGGCAACAGCTTCTGCCGTTCCTGCCGCCGGGACTACCTGGTTCAGTTCGTCAATCAGATTAGAGCGAACTCCGTTAAAATCTTCAAGAGACATTTGCCCCTCCATATAGTAGATTTGATTGCGGAATATAAACGATGTTTTCGTTACTCGATCCCATCAATTTTCCAGTTGCTACTATCTACATAAACATGTATATCGTCCCAATTGTACTCCACATCGCTAATAATCGGGGTAGGCCCGCTTATGAAATATTCTTCATGACGAGTATAAACGGCTAAAGTTTTCTGATGCATTTTCAATTTATTGTTATATATTTGCTCTTCGGCCATACCGAGAGGAATCAATCTCTGTAAGCCAAACTCAGCTACCATTTTTCTATTTGTATAAAAGATATATTCTGTCGCTTTGTAAAAGAAATCACGTTCTGGCGTTGTCCTTGCATATATCCTGAAATATACAATGCTTTCTACGGTTTTTGCCATTACTGTATAAACTTGTTTGACCTGTTCTCCATTTTGAATTTGGGGTGGGCGAATAAGATCAAATCGACGTCGTGGAAACAATTCCTTCGGACCTTCAAACATTTTCGGCCCCATCCCTCCACTTTCCTGCCGATGTATGTGATATCTTATTCCGGTTCGTCTTCTATTCGTTGGTGAATCGGTAGTCTTTGCACTGTAATTATCCGCTGACGTTGTTTCATTCCATTCGTCAGGACCGAGGTCTGGTATCTCTTCGAGTAGTTGAGAGTTTTCGAGAGTTTTGAGCCATCTTCTTTTAAACTCTGGCGGGACCAGAGTTTTCCAGTTTTGTTCGATGTAAAAAGATAAATCTCTGAGTATAAGCTCTATTGGCCGCCCGTAACCTTTACGTGCTCCGGTTTCTTTTCCGAGACGTTCGAGTGCTTCCTCAATCGTCTCATTTTCGACCATGAAGAATAGCGTGGTATTTGTGTTAGACATTTATTATTTAGTAGGATCGAGATCAAGACCAAGGTACCATGCTTCTGGTCGGCCATAGTCACCACTTGCCGGTGTTACTGATTTAACTCGATATCTTCTAAGATATATTGGAGTTTCAGGCCGCACTTTAGTCTGTCCATTACTGAGTGTATATACAACGTCGCCATTCATTGGCATTCTAACCGCATTATCTTTTCTCCGCCTGCCAAGAGAATTGAATTTCATAACTCCAGTATAGTCGAAATCAGATGCAAAACCAATTGGTGATTCCCTGTAGTCTGGTGAATTTACCCAACCACGTGGCCACAAAAACATACGAAATATCAATTCTATGTATTTGAATTTCTCACCATCTATGGAAACATCATCCAGATAACTGTAGTTATTACTTATATTGCCACGAAGAAAATAGCGATAAGCAACCCACTGACCCTGGCCAATAAATTCAGAATCACCGTCTATTATCACCGAAGTATTTCTTCGCATGTCAATCCAATCGCGACTGTTATACATTATCTTTCTCCAGCATGAGCGCTTCGATAACCCCAAGATATCCCATTGCTTTTTTCGCTTCTATTTCGTATCCAGCGGCGTGTTGGTAATCTCTACCCGGATAGTTTACGGTGCCACTGCTCTTCACAGTAATATTTGCAGCAACAGAAGACTTCAGTATATCAAGTTCGATTGCAGCCTTGGTCATACATTCCTTCAGAGGATTGTCAATTGATTTATCCCCAACAACTTTGAAACTTGCGGATTGACCGAGTATTGTTCTATTGGTCATTGTTTTTACAATTCCAAGCGGTCCTATAGCAAGCTCATATGCGATTCTACATATTATATATTGTGCTACCCAGAATAACAGATCAGGAGTCAACTCACGACCTTGTAATTCTGACGAGACATATATTGAAAGTTGATGAATCATTTTAGCTATTTCATATTTATCGAGACTATCCGCGAGTGCTGGATCGAATGCAGCAAGTCGCGAGATTACCTGATCTGGCGTAGCAAACATTGGCCACATCTGTCCGGTAAATCTTATGGTTTCATCTGTATTATAAATAAGCGTGTTACGTATGTCTACGACAGATCCTTCTGGGAAGGAAAGAATATATTCTTTATTAGTTGAGGGGAAATTACCATTTGTTCCGGTTTCGTTAATATAGACGTCTATAATGTTACCATTTACATCAATACGATGTATTGGGATGTTCAGTTCAGGCCCTATACCGGTTTCAAATGGTAGTGAAAGCTTTCGAACCGAGACTTCACCGGTTTCTATGAGTGCGATATTACGATCCCATCTTGTTCGGATACGCTCAATGTTCTGATTCCATATTGAATAATTCTTAGGCGTGGATGCTATAATTCTTACTCTGTTTATATTTCCGCCGACTTCATCATCATAATAGAAATCAGATAGTGTTTCTTCTGTAGTGGCGAGATTATTTCGATCTACGTAAGTTGGTTCTTCAGGTACTTCTGGAGTTATTGGTCTTGGGGGCGGTGGTTCGTTTATTGTAACTACACCATTTTCTATAGTAACTGATTGGAATGGTGCATCTGCATTTGTAGTGAATTGAGTGATGTGGTTACTGACCAGGAAATCATTATCAGTTGAACGTATACCATTACTTCTACCGATAATGACGAGTTGAAATGTGGCATTCTCTTGAAGATTTATGAGTGGTTTTATGTATATTACATGTGGTGTCCCAGGAACTATGCCAGCTTTTAAACCTACTTGTGTATTTTCAGGAATCTTAAATAGTTTGAATTTAGATCCTGGGTCCGGATAATAGTCGCTTTCTCTGATTGGTTTGTTAAATGTTATAATAAAATGAGAGTTAACGGGCACACTTGTTTGAGATGTGCCCGTATGTGAAACTGATACTACCTCTAACGACATAGTTTCAGTCCAGACCTATAGCCTCGCGAAGTACTTTGATGTATTCTTCTCGATTTCTCGTATTGCGTTCAATCGAAAGAATCAATCGAAGATCGAGACTCTTAGACGCATCGGAGATTATTGTTTTTAGCTGAGAAAGTGGACTGTCGAGAATACCGAGAAGATATTTATGGTGTTGTTTTACCTCAACAGCATCTTCATTAAGATCAACCGCTGTTGCGGTTTCACTAAGGTCTGATTCGACGTTTAAATACAGACGACCACTGTTGATTCCAGCAACAATGGCATTTATTGCCTTATTTGTAAGACTGGACCGGGAGAGTTCTTCAGTCCGAACTTTACCTTCCATTCGGTTTAAAACAAACGGGCAACTGTCATGTCCCCACATAATCTCTCGTTCAGATAGTGTCAGTGTAAATGTTTCTGGAAGTTTCTGAGATTTCGGGGCAACTATTTTCAACTCATCGGCTACAATCTGTTCTGTCTGTGTAACAACAGCTTTAATTTTATTATACGCGTCCTCATCTACCGAGATATTCCCTGATTCGATATTTGAGAACAGAATAGCCGCGATATCAGAGTCTGTTACTGTAACTTCTTGGGTAACTCTATCCTCAAGCACAGAAAGATCTATTCCATGCTTCTCATCAATGAATATACCTCGGCCATTAGGAGTCAGGCTTATCTTAACTTTAAATCTCTTCATTTCGCTACAATACCATTATTATATTCTGTCTGTCAATGCAAAAGAGGGAGCCATTTCTGGCTCCCTTTAGTTTGAAATGTATTCAACCATTCACCATTACGGGAAGACAATTCCAGTAATAGGACCGGTTCCCATCGGCGGGAGCGATACATTGTTGACATTGTTGAATACATAGGAGCGATCGATTACGATGTTACGGAATACTGCTACACCGCGTCCCTGATGAGTCATAGCAATTGCATCTCGCATACGGAACTTAGTATAGTTGATTTCGCGCTCTTTATCGCTCCATTCTTCGGTAACAGGACCAGGATCACCAAGAATGATACCTGTTTTCGTCGGATCAATCATATAGACGTTTGTGATATATTTCTTCGTCGTGTTGTCCTGTACAAAGGGCACGTGCGGAGAAAGAATCACACGCATGGATCCGGGGAACAGACCATTCGGGCTTAGATAGAATGTGCTGTAATACGGAGTAAGGGTGTCTGTTCCAAGTCCAATACCGAGTTTTCCAAGAATTGGATCGACAGCACCGTTAGCCGCATACTGACCTCCGGCCGGATTCTGTCCACCAAGGTGAGAAAGTTTGTAACCAAACATTTCACCAAACGGACCTTCGAATCCGGGTGCACCTGAACCCATCGGCATAGGAGCTGCGGTCTTGGCAAATACTTCACTCAGTTCTGGATTGGAGATAAACATTCTCCAGGCAAACGGGTGAATCAACAGAATGCTGTAGTTATAGCCTCGCATATACCCGTACGTAAAACCAGCCATAACATCATCAAGACCAAGTGCTCCATTGAAAGAACCATCAATACCACGAGCGCTTGTGTGACGTTGTTCGACACCAGCTGATGGTGTTTTGTTGTTGATAATAGTTGTTCCCATATTGTTGAGAACTCGAATGCATCGACGCTCACGGTTAATCTTGAAACCATCATAGATCTGACCATAGATGAGACCGAGCAGACCCCAGTTGTCACTGTTCATAAGCTCTTGCTCATAGGCTACTTTCAGACCGTATTTCTTGATTCCAAGCTCCATCCGCCATGCACGATCCATGATCGAGTTTCCGACTTCTGGATAAGGTTCACCATCGCCAACTTCTTCCGGCTCAATAACACCGATGCTTTTGATATTGATCTGGCGAGCCATTCCATCATATGGAATGATAGGAAAGATCATATCGCTAATTGGCGTAGGCACCCGCGAATAATGACGCATGACGATTTCAATAGCAGGACCGAGGATCTGCGGGAAATCGCGATGCGAAAGAAAGTCCTTCAATTCATCATTGATTTTTGGGGTTTTACGTCCAAGTGGAGCACGACCATTAATCATGAGATCACTGAGATGTTTAACATCACTCATCATTCCTGTGGTCGTCTCTTCGATGATCCGTTCCATTGCAGCAGCTCTATCCTCGTCAGACTGTTCGGCACTCAGTCTCTGTTCGATAGCTGTACGATTTCGTTCAATACAGTCAGCTACTGCATTGGCGAATGTTGTCTGGCTCAGTAACGTTTCTCTAAAGTTCATTTCTTATTCCTCTTCAATTTATTTCAAATAATCCGGGGAGTTAACCCCGGATATTATTAATCAGGGATAATTAATGGGTAGTGTGCTGAATGGAATCTTAACCATTCCATAATATCCCGATTGCACATCACCAACAATATCACTGATCTTCGCCGTCTGGCCTCTGGCTAGACGAATAGATTCAATGAGTTTAAACAGACGCATCGTCAAACCACCTGTAGTGGTTGTTCCCTGAGATTGCACCAGGGGGAACGCGTCGTTATACGCCATCAACGGATTGAATACATCATTTGTAAATGAGAAGATGTATCCAAATCGGTGTGCATAGTTTGTTTCATCAGCCTGTGTCGGAATAATCAGGTGACCGTAGCCATCAACAAATGGCTGGAAGAGAGGTTTTAGCCTGTTCGCATCTGCAACCAGCATAAACTGATGACGATCTGCAATAGCAGCATAACCGACATCCGTATAGTTAGGAGCATTAACCCTATTGGCCCCCATAATAATATACGGAATATGAAGTACGCCTTTCACAATCGGAGAGATTGCTTCGATTTTCGGACGATAAGAAAGGTTTTGACCTTCTGTCTCACGAAGAATCTGGGGAACGACTCCAATAGGAGGAAGGCTCGCTCTGGTGATCATCGGTGTAGTGTTGACGTCTGACTGATTGACAGGTAGACCGGTGGGTAGAACCGATTTCAGTTGAAAATCAGCAGCAGTAACTGTATCTACTACAGCGCTGGTCGTTCCGTTTGTCGGAATAAGTACACCATCGAGGGTGCGGTCATAGCCATACGGACCACGTATGTCATGTGTTAGTGGAGCTCCGTTAAGACCGGGACCGGTTTTGAACTCACCTTTCGTTCCGTTGGTGGTAATACCAGCTTCGCTATTCCATCCACCAGCTCCTGTCTTCTGATTGATCATAGACACAATCTGGCCGTGATGCATCACATAGCCTTCATAATCCTGTTTACCAATGTATCTTACGGGAAGATAGCGATGTGGACGGAACGCTCCATACTGTCCCCAGTTCTGTTCAAAAACAGATTCCATACCATCGAGGTATGAAAAATGGGCAGGGGCCTCACGAAGTTGTTCGTTCTGGTAACTTCCATTCGACCCATCGAGATCCATGAAATTTGTATTCATTCACTTACTCCTGTTATAGATTCTTACAAGTACCTCATCACTTCAACGATGAAAGCGATTCTTTGGACGATATACAGGTCCATTTTGAGTTTGATCAGTTGAAGCATCTGCTTTGGTGGACAGACGCTGACTGATATCTTTCAGTGCAGACTCAATATTCGACAATACGGTATGCACTTTGATAGTATCGATCATATCATTGTCCGTTTGAGTACCAACATCTGCCGTATTTTTACCATTATCAGAAGTTTTCTGCTGAGCAACGTCGGTTTCTCCAACATTTTCTTTTGATTTTAATGCTTCAATGATTCTGGCAGTTGCGCTTTCGACATAGTCTTTTACAATACTGGTTACCTTTTCAATCGCTATAGTTTCAGCTTCTACATCAGTCATGTTGTTCTGAGTTTTCGATGATTGGGAGTCAGTATTGCCAGAATGTCGAGATATCTCCAGAATAGCCTTCTGCGTTTCATCAATCTTAGCAGCTAGACCCTTCAGATAATCTTCAAGTTCCTTTTCCATTCGTTTGGCTCCAGACTGAGAATTCTTATCTTCATTTGATTGTTGTTTTTGTAATTCTGTACTATCTCTTACGTTTTCTTTTAGTGTTATTCCCTGTACATAACGACTTTTGTACATACTATCATCTACAGTATAATATAAACCGGAAGTGTCGTTGCATGAAACATCTATGAGATGTCTTTTTACAAAATCATAATCGATGATGTTTCTTTGCGATTCAGTGCCTGCAAAGTCTTTCATAATGGTCTCAGTGTAAGCTTTGATAACGGCAGAATCGTGGGCCGGTCCCTCCACTATGGAGAGTTCATTATAACGAGCGACGTCAACTTCAAGATATGATAGTTTCTTATTGTATATTTTCCCGTCTTGATGTTCACACATCTCTCCTCTCTCGGCTCGATATTTTTCTGGGTTTAACTCATATTGATACCAGTCAAATCCACAAATACTGCATCGTTTAGAACTAGCAGAAAAACCAGTCGATAATGTAACATAACGACCATCTTTGATTCTTTCAATAGTATTCGGGTCGGTGATAAAAGAACCAGTCTTCAGAAGTCCTATTGCCGTCTGACCATTTGTTCGGAAAGAACCTTCAATAACCATTGCATCGTATACGCGTCCAGGAGGATCGCTCCAGGGATCATGCATCTTCAGCATAGGTTTTGCTACTGGTTTGTAGAATGTCTGATATGCCTTTTTACCAGATTCAATGGTATATAAACGGTAGTTCTCATTTACAATTCCGTAATGCGACGCATCTGAAGAGATAATAATTCCATTCAAATTCTTATTTGCAAGAATACGTTGCACAGTATCAATAATACGTTCGTCATTTTCATCATATTCTTTCTCTTTATT